GTTCCTGGCGAGAGTCCACCGCCATCGTTTTATCAAGCGGCTCCTATCGTTCGGCGTTCCACGGACGACACCGACGAGATTCGCTTTGCGTGGCCTGTTACCGGTGCGACGATCACGGGGCAAGTATCAAAAGGCGGTGCGGCCTTTGGTGCGGTTGCAGGTGCGATCACGTTCTTGCGGACGGAAGCCGGGAACCACATCTACCAGATTGCTTACAACGCAGCGGACAGGCAAGAAGGGTCAGTGCGTTACCTGTTTACGGATGGCACTTACACGCGAGCCGTGAATCTGGAAGTGTTCGGGGCGGTGTCGGGTGGTGGTGGCGGTGGTGATGATATATTAGACGCAGTTACTGAACTATCTGATAAATTTACTGGAATTGATAAACTCATTAAGTGGTTACGACAATGACAAGAACACTCAGAATTGAAGAACCAGAAGGCCTAACCCTTAAAGTATATCTCACCCCAGTAGATACAGGAGATGCTGGTAATGTAGATGGTTATGAATTAATCGAAACAGCAGATAGACAATATGAGATTGTTTTAACAGAAAGTGGACTCTACGGAAGATACAGAGTTCTTGTTGAATTTTATTCAGAGGTACTAACCTCTAGTATTGATAGTGGTTATGTTTCTCTTGATTCTGCTGATGGTATTTATATCATGCAGAATAAGTTACCTGAATTAGCAATAGCAACTACTGTATCTGATACAGAAGCCTTTTCTGCGTATGGGCCTAAAAGAGTAAAAACTAAAGAGATGGAAATAGAACAGTTTTCACCTTTAGAAATACAAAAAGCAAATGAAAGAGCATCGGCTACCTTGCCTACTTTCTGTAGTGGTCCTGCTTGCATAGGAAGATATAAGAATGAAAAGTGCCATTAAAAGTATAGTACGTAAAGTATCAAACTACTTATACGCTAGTCAATGGGGACAAGAGTTTAGCTACGACCTCCTACCCCCAGAGAAAATCAGGGCGATAGCAACGATCAATCCGTTGATTAGAACTGAATTAGTAAAGTTTTCTCGAAGTGAATATGATAGAAATCCTTACTATCAATCAGTTATCAATAAGCTCGCATCACACACAATAGGTCCATATCCTTCTATTATTGGATTATCTCCTGAAATAGAATGGAACGATACCTTAGAAGATAATTATCTTGATTGGATGCGAGATAATAAAATTGGTTGGGTTTATCGCCAAATAAGAAAAGAAGCAGCTTTGACAGGAATAGGCATTGCTATTCCCTTCAAAAATAAAAACACCTTAAACCCTGTATCTTTATCATACAAAGTTTACGGCTCTGACTGCTTAAAAACACCCTACGACGCTGTCCCTTCCGATAGGATATACAGTGGCATTGAATACGATGAGAACTGGGAACCTTACAAGTTTCACGTAATAGATAAAGACTACAATGAAACATACACCCCTTCCTCCAGGAAAGATACGAAGGAGTATACTGTAGATGAATTAATCTATTGGAGTCGTGGATACGAAAACGGTATGATAACAGCACTACCTGAGTGTTATGCCGCTTTCAGTTTTTATCCATTCATTCGTAGATTTTTACAAGCAGTAATTGAAGGCGAAGAGTTCAGAGCTAGTTTTCCAATGGCAATTGAGCTAGACGCTTCAGTCTACTCACCTAATGCAACACAAAGAGAAAACCCGCCTTATGGTGAGTTTGAGTATGAACCAAGAACTATTAAAACATTACCAGTAGGTGCCTCTCTTAGAGGATTACCTTCTGGTACAAGTAGTTCAGATAAAGATAAGTTAATCAAAACCTTTGCGGGTGTTTGTGCAACTACAGTAGAAATGCCTTTTAATATAGCTGTTAGTGATAGCAGTAACAGTAATATGGCTTCTGCTCAAGTAGACGTACAACCTTGGGCTAATAAGATCGAGATTGACAGATTTGATATGGAACCAGAAGTGTTCCGTAAATCAATGAAACGATGGTATTCAATAGCTATTCTTAAAGAAAACCTTTTTGCAAATAGATATAGAATACAACAAAGATACCCTTTTGGTTTTCCACATACAAATGTATTTGCGGATATTCATAGTCACCCTGATCCTGCTAAACGTGCTAATGCTAGGGCAATTGATCTTGCGAGTGGAGCAACAACACTCAACCATATCTACTCCCAAAACGGAAAGAATGCTAGACGGGAACTAAAACGTGATGCTGATCTGTTTAACGTAAAAGAAGATCAGTTCCTTGAAACTATCCTAGTATCAAGATCAAATCAAGTAATTAACATTTTAGAAGGAAGTGATGAAAATGACACTGTTCAAAGTACAAACTCAAGCAAAGATTAACTTATCGGAGAATAAAGATGATGGATTACCTAGAGTAAACATTCTTGGTTATTCTGGTGCAAGTGTTGATCTTAATGATTACGGTATCGAACACCCTGTAGTTTATAAACTATCTGGTATCGAATTAAGTAAAGAAAGCATTCCATACTTACTCAATCATAGTCCTTTCCATGTCCTAGGGCACACGGAAAAAATAATGAGTAATAACAAGCTACACGCACTAGCCGTACACTCCTATCCTTCCCAGGAAAGTAAAGACGTTGCTGGTGCTATAGCTAATGGAGTGCCTTACGAAGCAAGTATGGGATTGGAAATCAATGTTGATTCCGTCACAACCCATATGGAAGGGGCAATAGAGGTAAACGGCAGAACCTTTAATGCACCAATTCACGTAGTTCATGAAGCTACGTTAGTTGAACTTTCTGCCACTCTTTTTGGTCGTGACGGAGACACATCAGTCACTAAACTCTCTAAGGATACTTTGATGCGTATTAAAAACAACAAACCTGGTGAAAGTCCGGTTACTCCTGTTACTCCAGAACCTCCTGTAGTAATTGAAAATGCTGCTCCTGTTGTTGTTCCTTCTGTTGTTCCTGTTTCGCCTATCGCTGTGAATAATCACAAAGAAACGCCTACGGAAGATCAAAAGTTTGAACGGTACATGAAACTAAAGAAGAACTTTGGTGAACATGAAGAACTCGTTATCGAAGCAGTTCAAAATAGCTGGGACGATGATCGAATCAAACGAGAAATCGAAATCAAGAAGATTGAGAATGGTTGGGGAGCGGTACCAGGCACCCACATCCCAGGGACGAAAGTCGAACACGAATTCCTAGCACACTTTGCTTTGAGTTGCGGTATTCGTCCTGAGTTCCTAGAAACCAAACTAGGTAAAGAAGTTACCGGAAATGCTTCCGAGAAGGCACGTCTAGGCTTGAAAGAAAGCCTGATGATGTGTGCTAATGCCAACGGTGGACGTTTCAGTGGACACAGTGATGAAGATGCACTTGTCAAACACATGAAGCGTATGCACGTAAGTAACGCATACAGTAGCGTAGATTATTCCAATCTGATGCACCAAGTTACTAAGTGGACTTTTGAAGACGCTTGGTTGCTTGACCCTCCTTTTGCTCCAAGCATTTGTATGCCTGTTAGTAATAAGGATTTCCGTCCTACGGGCCATATCAAGCCTAAGGGTGGTTCGATGTGGAACGGTCTTAATAAGGAGCAAAAGATCGAGCACGCTTCGTTTGGTAAGGAAGACAAGTATATTACCTCGCTAGCAACCATTGCTCAAATGATGATTCTCAAGCGAGAAGACATCATTAATGATGACATTGGTTGGATTGAGCAAAGTCTCCTTCTAATGAAGGAAGGTGCATGGATGTACCCAGATTACCAATTGGTCAATCTGATGTACAACGTAGAAGCTGCTGATGTTCTAGATCCAGGTGAAGGCGTTTACGATCTGCCTTTCAGTGCAGTCAACCTAGAAACCTTGCACAACTTCGTTAAGCGTCGAACTGTTACGAAAGGCGATAAGGCTGTTAATGCACGTCGTCAAACTAAGTTCAAGCTGATCTATTCCAGTGACTTGGAAAAGCAAGTATGGGAAGTTCTTAATCAAAGCAACTTTGTTCAAGGACCTTCAGGTATTTATGTGGGTGAACGTAATTACTGGTTGGATAAGTTTGAACCAGTTATGTTTGATCAATTTGATAACGTCACCTATAACTCAGGTGCTGTTTCTGGAGCTTGGGGTTTGCTTCCTTCTGCTCCTATGTTCTCTCCTTTTGCTATCACTTACCTTCGTGGTAAGAAAATGCCAACCATTGAAGTTGTTGATCTTCCTGCTGATGAACTCGGCTGGGGCATCCGTGGTTACTTCGATGTAAACATTGATTATCGTACCGTAGAAAACAATAAGCTACAAGCAACCGCTTTTAGCTTCCCAACTGACGCAAGCTAAAACCAGGAACAATTACTATGAGTATTACAAATCCATCCCGTGATAAACACGGACAGTATCCAGAAAGTCCAGTCATCGGTGAATACCGAACTGACAATGAAAGAACACCACGCTTCAATCCAGAAGCTAGCGGTGTTATGTTTCTTGCAGGTGAACCTATCCTGTTGACTCTAGCAGGTGCTCGGTACGCCTTCATGCACCAAGGAACCATCCGTCCAGGAGAAACAGGTTATGCTTTGCGTAAGTTCTCCGCAGACTTTCCTTGTATCCTAAGTGCTAACGTCCTTGAAGGTACAGCAATTTACTGGGATATCGATGAAAACGCCGCAGGTTTTCCTGTAGGTGCCGCTAAACTTGCAGGAGATGTAACCAACGGTTACATCCTAGGTTACGCCACGCATCACTATATGAAGAATCCTCTACCAGAGATTAGCGGTGGTAAGGTAATTTGTGGAACAACGGCATCAACGACAATCTACTTGACGTCGATTCCTATCGCTTCCACAGTTAAAGGTACTGTACCAGTAGCATGAACATTCAATCATGGGGGCTTGCTTGGTTTCAAACTCAACGTGAACAATATGTTTCCGAAAATGTTACTATTGTCCACATCGGGGGAACACTCTCTGTCATAGCTTCTGTGATTGAACCAGACACGGAGCTTAGTCGCGATGGTGTACGAATACGGTCAGATAAAACTCTCTTTATTATTAAGACGAGCCTTCTGACTGATATTAGAATACAACTTGGCACTAAGCTCCTTCGTGGCGGGGATACTTACGAAGTAGTAAGAGACAAAGGAAAGCCTCACTACTTTAATGATCCAAATAAACTCGACACAGTTATTCCAGCAAGACTATTATGCTCCTAACAGAAGTAGCAGAAGCAGTAACCACATCACTCAACCTTTCCCCAGGAAGTTGGAGCGGTGATGCTACATTACGTGCTAAAGAATCATTAGATTGGGTTAGTTGTCTAAGAAAGACAGAGTTACAAGTATTAGTCGTTCCTGATACTTGTGCCTATAACCTAGAAACTATTAGTTCTAGACGTCGTGTTATTACAACAGAGTGCGTAAAGACTCTTGTAATTATGGTTGCGAAAGGTTTTGTTGGATTATCAACAGAAAACGATGTAGCTCCTTGGACAGAAGTTAAAGAGTTACTCAATATCAGAGAACGCATTTCTCAATACTTATTAGCTACTCCTTTAGAACCATTGAAGATAGTAGGTATTGAAGAAGTTGCAGTTGATGAACTAGAAATAGATCATAGAAACTTCATGGCAATGACCCAAATTAGTTATCAGGTGATACAATGCGGTTCGGGACCAGGGTTACTATCTTTATAGATAGGTTCAAAAGAAGTGTAAGAAGGGGAACAAGAACAGGGCTGAACAGGACAGCAGCCTTAATCAGGAAAGAAGCAAGAGAAAGTTTACGGATACGTAAGAAAGCTTCTGCTCCTGGTACACCTCCTTCTGCACACACTAGGGCTGGTTTAAGAGAAATAAATTACTTTGTTGAAAATGATTTAAGAGCCTATATTGGTCCTAGAAAATTCAAACGAAGTTCATTTACAAATAGACCTGTCCCAAACATACATGAAAAAGGTGGAACAGTTTTAGATCAAGTTAGACGTAAGTCTGTGATCAAACAGTTTCCAGAAAGATCATTTATGTGGCACGCTGTTAAGAAGTTAAAAGCTAAGGGCAAGCTTAATTCACAATTCAGGTATACCGTAAGGGGTTAATATGTCAACTGCAACGCCGCTAATGTGCGATCTACGTGGTATGGAAGCTGGTCTGTACTACAACACCGGAGACGACACCTCCGAAGTTTGGGTAGAACACGTAGGTGTCATTGGTGATCTAACTGTTACTGAAACAGAAGATGAAAATGAACTTACCACCCGTAACCGTAACCGCAAGGTTAAGGAATACACGGAAGGTGAAGTCGAAGTTATGATTGGAGGTACTCAAGTTGTTGATAGCGAATATCAAGGATGGCAGGTACTGTACTCAATGCGTAAAGGTGGAGAACCTTACGATATGATGTTTCTTACCCAAGCTATCAGCGAAGTAGGTGCTGTTGGTTGGCGTGGTAAGATGCGTAACTTCGATCGCACGTTTAACGCTCCCGCTACTGGTACACAAACGCAGAACTTCTCGTTGAAGCCTGCTGCTTGTACTGATGTGTCTGTCCGTGAAGTCAAGATTGCATCAGCCGATACCGTTTCTGACTTCGATCCCACAATCGTAGAGGCTCTAGACGCATCATGAACAAGTTAGCTTTTTATCTCCGTAGAACAGCAGCTAAAGATGTAAATGTAAAATTTGATCAAGTTGTTGAACTAATTGGAGAAAGTAAAGCAACGGAACTTGCAAACTTTGTAGTAAAAAAACAAGAGATACGAACAGGCCACGCAGGTCGTCGTAGTGCTATTCCTGCTGCCAAGCGTATTAGTAATGAAGGTCTCTCAGGTTTTAACAGAGTTAAGCTACTAGAAGCAATTCTAGAAGCTAAAGGTGAAAACTTTCAACTATTAGATGCTAGAGGGTTTGCCCCTGAACCACTCCCTCACGAAGCACCTAATCCAAACATTCTTCCCAATGACAAACAAAGGAAAGATTTAACGGATAAGTTGATAGCAAGAGGACACGAAGTAGTATAACCCCCCCCCCCAGGGAAGCAGGTCATTTTGGCCTGCTTCCCTCTTTTTAGAACAACCCATGATTAAAAAGACATTTAAGTACGGTAGCCGTACAGTTTTTATGTTTATGGGATATTGTCTAGTTAACACCACAATGGAGGATCTTGGTGTAGATGTACTAGGAGCTATGGACGGAACCAGTACAACAGTTCAAACTATTATGCTTAATGACAAAGTAATGCTACGTGTATGCTACTACTATGTCAATGAAGATTCTGCAATAGATTGGTTAGACTTCCTAGACGAACTAGATGTAACAGTAGGCGGTCTCCAACAATTCAAGGATGGGTTCTGGGACATGGTGCTGGGGTTTTTACCCCCACAAGCGACACCCGCCTTGAAAGCAATGCGTCGTCACGTGGAGAAGCAACTAAAGGACCCGGACATAAAGACGTTGTCGGATTCGTCCTTAGAATCATCGGTAGACTCGGAATAGACCCTTCTGATTATACAATAGGTGATCTACTTTCTATCAATGAAAGTTATGAAATAGAAAAAGCTATTGATAGAGCATGTGCGGCACAATCGCCTGAGATGCTTCCTGAGATGGCTCCTAGTATAGAAGAAAAGGCTGCTATAAAGAAGTCTATTGAGACTCGAATCAACGCTAAGTTTGCAGGACAATAATGGCTACAAGATCAGATATTCTAGCAGGACGCGCAGTTGTTGTCGTCGATATTCAAGACGCAACAGATAAGGGCCTTCGTGTCTTACGTTCTAAACTAAGAGTATTCTCCAATTCCATTAGTGAAATTGGAGGGGATTTATTTCGTGGTGGGTTAGCTGGAACAGCAGCTTCTATATTTCCCGTCAAGGAATTTATTAGTTTTCAAGATCAACTATTATTCCTGCAAACTAAGTTACAAGTAACTGATCAGGCAATGAAGCCTCTTGAGTCACGTATACGCCAACTTGGTATGTCAACGTCCTTTAGTTCACAAGAAGTAGCTAAAGCAGCAACAGCATATGCACAGGCAGGGTTCTCACTCCAGGAAACAAGTGCGGCATTACAAGCTGCGTTAGACTTAGCTCGTGGTGGTCAAGTTGATCTGGCAACAGCTACTACCATTCTATCTAACTCCCTTCGTACTTTCAGTGCTGACGCTAGTGAAGCCGATGCTTACGCTAGTAAGTTTATTGCAGCAGCACGTCTAGGTACACTTGACTTAGTTGACTTAGGTCAATCTCTAACCTATTCCTCCGGCACCTTTGCCACCTTAGGTGTAAATATAGATGAAGTTTTAGGTCTTATCACTAACTTATCAACAGCGGGTATTAAAGCCTCCTTAGCTGGTACTTCTCTTCGAACAGCTTTCGGTAATTTGACAGGTAGTGCTGAAAAACTAAAAGAAACTTTAGACATTACCTTAACAGAAGAAGATTTCACAACCCCTGTTAAAGGTCTACGTAAGTTAGAAGAAGCTCTACTAAAATTGCCTCTTCTAGATCGTGTCAAAGCTGTTCAAAGTCTTGTCAATATTCGAGGCGGTAGTGCCGTCTTTGGTCAAATACTTTCAGGTACCGATCGTCTTGCTGACACTACTAAGAAAATAGCAGAATCTACAGATGAAGCACGAAGCTCAGCAGCAAAATTAGATAGTCGTTTAGGTGGTGTATTTCGTCGTGCTATCAGTGCTTTTCAAGAATTCAATCTAGCTATAGGTTCTACCTCTGAAGGTCCATTAACGTCTTTTGGAGAAGGTATTGCTGCGTTCTTCAATGACATGAGTCAATTATCTTCTAAGAACTCTAGGTTTGTACAAGGTTTATTGTTAATAGGCCCTGTTAGTTTAGTTGCAGGAGCTGGACTACTATTTATAACAACTGTCATGAGTAAGATGGTTATGCTTATAGGGCCTCTGATTTCACTTAACGCTGTACTATTCAAAACAGCAGCAGCCATAGTAGGTCTTCAGGTAAAGACAGTAAGTTCTGCTTACTTTGAAGTACAAAAAGCTATCATAGCAGCAACAGCCGCTTTAGGTCAAGGTGGTTTTTGGAATACACAAATACAATTAGGAAATGTATTTGCTGCTACTCTAGCACGTATAAATGTAAACTTTGAGATTTTTACAAGACTATTTAATTCTTTTCAAGGTAGTCCTTTTCCAGTACCACCAGATAATTGGCAGTTTCCTTTTAGAGACGGGAGCATGGGAATGCCTGGAATGGCAGGACCAGCTCTAGGTTTTGATCCCCGCGTATGGTCGCCTGTTGGTGGCAGAGATTTACCTAACGCAAACACTAGAGAAACTTCTGTTGATTTTGCTAGATTAACTAGAGAATTTGTATTTAACTTTCAAAGGGCCTTAAATGCTCCAATTAGACAATCATTAAACTATTTTGGTAGAGGCATTTCAACTGAAGTATTCAGAGGTTTTAGAATTGTTACTCAACAACAACAATTATTAACAGATCAAAGAAGAGATCTAGCCGCTTATACCCGATTTGTAAATGCAAGACCTCAAGGACAAAGACTACTAGGAGGTCCTCCTACACCATCAACACAACCGCAAAGACTACTAGGAGGTCCTCGTAGTAACCAACTTGGTCCTATCGTTCAAGGACGTGTTGTTGGAAGAAATGCGGAAGCCTTGTCCAAGTGGGGACGAGCTGGACTAATGGTAAGAAACATTGCTATTCGTTTAGTTTCCAGTCTAGGTTCCCTTGCAAGAGCATTTACACTTTTTTCTGGTGTTGCTTTTGTTAGAACATTGCAAACACTACCAGTCCTATTTTTAAGCATAGGTCGCGGAGTAAGAAATGTTCTAACATACCTTACCAGTTTTAACTACCTAAGAGGTTTTATTACTTTTAGCACTTCAGTATGGTCTGCTGTAAAGGGTATGTTCCGTTTAGCCAATACTGTTCGTCGTTTTGTCTTTAGCTTCAGTGGGTTTTTAACAATAGTAGAACTCCTATTCCTATTCGGTGATAAGATACCGGGAATTAGTAATCTACTAGAAAAGCTAGGCAACGCCTTTTCCAGACTATTTGGCAGCATTGGAACAACACTTAGCAACACACTACCATCACTCCAGAAAATGGGTGATGCGTTAAAGAATATCTTTACAGGTAATGCAGAAGGTGGCTTAGCTGAATTACAAATAGGTTTTGGTGAATTAACCAATACATTATCAACAGGTTTAAGTAATGCTTGGCAACAATTCAAAGCTGATCTAGAACCAATTACTAGCGTAGTTAAACAAATAGGTTTATCTTTAGCTGCTGGTTTTCAATTAGCTATTGACTTAATATCAGCAACCTTTGGTAATGTATCTAGTGGTTTTAAGATCATCATAGGCTCAGAAGGTAGTTTCTTAGAAACATTGCAACAAGCATTCTCGGCAGAAAATATACAAGGATTCTTCGCTACCATAGGTGGGGCCTTTGTTGCAATGTTTAAGGTACTTAATGTTGTACTATCTTCAATCATGGAAGTTATCAACCTATCAAAGAACGGTATCATAGAACTTCTCAAAGCAGTATCCCTTCTCCCAGGAGGCGGAGGGGCTAACGCCGTCTTAGACGAAGCAGATCCTAGAAGAAAAGCGGCAAGAAACAAAATCATAGGTTTACAAAACAACAAAGATTTGGATCAAGAATTTGTACGAACAAATCCAGGTAACGCTGCTGGAGTAGCAGAAGCTCGTGCTAGACTACTTGCTGCTCCTGCTCTAATAAAAGAAGCACAAGCTGAGTTTGACAATCTAGGTCCTATCATAGGAACCTTTGCTTTTAATCTTGAAGAATCTAGTATTAAAATAGATGAAGCCTTAACACGCTTTATTGATTCTCTAGGTAGGGCAGTACCTATCATAGAAGCTCTCCCTGTTATAGGAACAACACCAGAAACAAACACACTAGACGCCTACATCGCTGCACTACCAAAGACGGACCAATCCGATAAGAGAGGTATTCTGGAAGAACGTCTTAGAGCTTGGGAAGAAGAACTTAATAATACTACTGTAGACCAGCCAGGGTACATAGAAGATGTTCAGGGAATAATAGACGATATTAAAGGAGACTTATCTGCCCTAAATGGTGATACCTCTGAATTTGAGGTTGGTAAATCTATTGACCAACAAATGAAAGATCAAATTCAAGAAGACTTTAACCCCATGGATTGGTTTAAGGCAGATTTAGATAAAGCTTTTGCTGACGTTATGAAACCAGAAGCAGAAATAAAGCAAGCAGAAGCATTAGCTGGTATTGTATCAAGAGCTTTAGTTGGTAACTTTAATTCAACGACAGGTAATAAACTACAAGGTATGCCTCGTGCTGAAAAGTTAGCAGAAAGAACAGCATTAGCAACAGAAGAAATAGCTAAAAACTCAGACCCTGCAAAACAAACTGTAGCAGCTTTCCAATGACAACTGAATACACTAGAGACCAAAAGTCTATTAGAGCGGCTATGTTGTTATCGTTATGGTTAAAGACACATAGAAGAACAGTGTCTGTTACCTACGATGATCATCAAGTATTACTATACAAACTAGAACCTATTCGTGTAGTAATTGAAAAGATAGAAGAAAATAAAGAACCTAAATATCTCTTTGTTATTCACAATAAAGAGAAAGCCACCAAATTCTTAGAAAGTGAATACGGGTTACATAATGCCTGTTCCTTACGTTGAAATACTAACTGAAAGTAGAGAGTTTTCATTAGACTTAACCAGCAGTCAACAAACAATCTCTATTCAATTTAAGTTACCAGTTAACGAATCAGATCCAGACTTATTAAAAGAACCTGTTTTTAACGATCCAGTATTCCTTGGTGAAACCGATGATATACTAGCTTTAGAAACAGCATATAATCTATTTCCCGTAGGAAGGTACGCACCTAATTATAACGGAGATGGTAACTATCATGTTCTTAGTGATCTATCTGTTAAACAAATCAACAACTCAGATTGGTGGTCTGCTGTTGGTACCTATAAATTCAATAATAATACGGGACAGGGAGGTGGACAAGCAGCACCCGGAGATTTAACTTTACCTTACGTAAAGATAGGTTTTGCTGGTGGTGGAGATACTGTACACATAACACAAAGTCTAGAAATAACTTCTCGTGTTTCTAGAGAAACAGATCCCAGACCCTTACCTTGCAATGTAGATAACGCTATTGGTGTTACGGAAGATAGTATAGAAGGTGCTGATGTTTACGCGGGTGGTCTCATATTAAACATCACAGCATATTATTTTCCAAATTCAATAACAAAAGAGTTTTTACAAATATGTGCAAACCTATTCTCTCCTAGAAACTGTACAAACTCCGAACCTTTTTTGGATTTTGCTACTGGTGAAGTTCTTCTTTTAAGAATGACAGGAGATTACACACTCAACGATATTATTCCAATAACATTTGAAGTATCTGTTATGAATAATATTGTTGATCAACCAGACCCCCCCTTTAGTAACTTAAACGCTAAAGGTCACCAACTTCTTGATTATCGTTATGTTAAAGAACTAGATGCTTGTGGACAATTCCTACAAACACTTCCTACGTATAGATTTATCCACACTGTTTATCGTGAAGTAGACTTTGATGATCTAGGTTTTCCTACAGAACTTGAAACACCAACAACAACAACACCAGGCCCCGGACCACCACCATGACCAAACCAGTATCACCAGGTCAGCCGCTGCTACCAGCTTTAACAGCCCAGTGGTACAACAACACATTACGTAAACCACAATCCCAAATCACCTCCAGGAATATTGGTGAGAAGCACCATAACGAGCATAGAGCAACATACCAACCCAGTGATACTTGTCCCGTAGCTAAAAGATTTACAGCTGTTGCCGTAACTAATAAGGTAGACACTCACGGCAACAGCGTAGAGCGTAGTCATTATGTAAATAAAGAAGATCTGGATGAGTATAATTGGGTTGTTACTCAAGCAGATATGCGTGAAGGTTTCCTTACACAATTATGCGTATACTCAGGCATAACATACGCTAAAGTACAAATACTAAACACATCACATAAATTTGTAACTCTTGACAGGAATACTTGGAAATTAGTATCTGCAACTAGAGGAAAAGGTCTTATACTAAGCAAAGGCTCAGAATTCAGCCTTATTAGTCTTGAAACAATAAGCCCTGTTACAATAACAACCAGACCACCAGACCTACCTAATGGTGGTTGTCTTGGTACCTGTAAATTTACCTACACTATAGTAGGTGACGATGAATCATGGGTAGAAACAGAAAACAATTGTGCTCCAACCACAACTAGCACAACTACTACTACTACAACAACTTCAACCACAACAGAGGGATCAAGCTCAACCACCTCAACAACGACAACTTGTGAAGAATGTTTATGCTTACCTAGTGGTACAAGTACAACAACATCAGCAGAATGTATTTGTACAGCACCTACTTTTTGTGACGTAGCTAACGGTG